GGCACATAATAGACAATCTGACCCCGTCCGCCAGGGGGGAATTGGAGATAACGGACGTGAACAACTGGTACATAGACAAGGCGATAATGAAGTACAAAGTGGTTGAGGGGTTCTGGAGCGACGCCGGCCAGATAGAGAGCCTGTTTAAGGCGAGCAGGGCCATTAGGAATTTAAAAAATAATAATAAATAAAATTATGCCTAAAATAGAATTATCACAAAAAGAAATATCTATAATTTATAGTGGATTAAATATTCTGTTAAGGAATTGTGGTGATGTAATTGCTAAAAATAAACATAAACCGATAAAAAAATTAATTGAGAGATTTAAAAAAATAAATTTATGATTTGTTCTAAATGTAAAAATATAGCAGAGTGTAATGGAGTTTGTAATTCTCATCAAGATTGGACTTGTAAAGTTTGCGGTTATTCTTGGAAACAGAAAAAAGAAATTAAAAATACATTATATGGAAAAAACTAGAGAGGAGAACAAAGCCACGCGGATTGGTGTCCGAAAAATTCGGATATTCAACCACGCGTGGCACTGACATATCGCCCACCAGTATTCTTTGCACAAGATACCGGGAACGAAATGGACGTGGCTTGAGCAGTGCAGGAGGCCATATTCAAGCGGTATTCGCGGCAACTACTTAGATAAGTTCGGGACAAAGAAAGTGCCTTTTTACAAGAAAGGGGAGTACGATTTGGCTGTGCTCCATTTGGATCAGCAATGTATGGCTTTGGGACTTTGGGAATGCGGCAAGGGCTCCCTGTACAGGGAGCTGAACAAGGTCATTACGGACATTCCCAAGATAGTTATAATGCACGGGACGCCCTACTATCCGGAGGAGTTTCCGTCCGACATCACCAGGAAAAACTACGAAAAGAAGGGCTACACCCCTGACCAGATAGGGATGTCCAGCAAACTGATAGATAATTGCAGGAAGATAATTGGCGGCAACGTGATGGTGACCAACTCGAAGACCGCGGCCAGACAATGGGGGCACGGCATTCCTATATGGCACGGGCTGGACCCAGAAAACTGGTGGGACCTGCCAAAGGAGCCGAGAGTGGTGACTATGATAGGCCCGGGCGGGCTTGACAAGTACTACGACAGGATGCTCCTGACGACCGTCAGGGAGAAGCTGATGGAGAACGACATCTATCACTGCCACATAACCGTGGACACGAGGTTCGACAGTTGGGACGAGTACAGGGACTTTCTGGGCAGGAGCCTGATATACTTCAATCCGACAAGGGAAAGCCCTATGCCCCGGGCAAGGACAGAGGCGATGCTCTCCGGCTGCTGCGTGGTCAGCACGGCCAACCAGGACGCCGAGACGTTTTTGAAGCACGGGTACAACTCTATAGTGGTGAAGCGGGAGCCCGACTACATAGTCAGGGTGATAAAGAGCCTGATAAAGAACTACGGCACGGCCATAGAGATAGGCCAGAGGGGGAAGGAGACGGCAAGGGAGCTGTTTAGCGAGGATAGGTATAACAGGCAGTGGAGAAGATTGATGGAGGCGGTCATCGATTACCATAAAAAATACGGGACGACTAAGGGATTTAAAATTGATTTATAAAAATATGAGACAATCTTTAACACAACAAGAGTGGGATGAATTGGATAGTGAAGAACAAAAATTATTTGTAGATAAATTTAATTTAGAAATTGATTATTATGATAAAGATTATCAGAAATATGATTTAAAAGAATATATTACTATTGGTCAGATATGGGAAGTACTAGAAAATAAGATTGAATGTATATTCGCACAGACCGAAAAGGGAACTTGGGTCGTTGACATAAATGACAGGGCTTCCCTGCCCAAGCAGTTCGAGGACAAGGAGCCAATAATAGCTTTATGGAATGCTTATAAGTATGTTAAAAAAATATGATAAGGCTTAATTTGGGGAACGGCGATAAATATTTAATAGGCTACTACAACGTGGACTTGTACGCGGACGCGGTCGACATCAGGGACGACATAACGACGCTGGAGGAGATAGTCAAGAAGTTCGGGCTGGGCTCCGTTGACGAGATTTACTCCTCACACAGCCTGATGTGCGTCTCCGAAAGAAAGATGAAGAACACTCTGGTTTTGTGGAAAGACTTGCTGAAGGACGGGGGCAGGCTGGTGATAGAAACGACAGACTTGGACAGGCAGGTCGAGGAGTATAGGAAGGACGTCAGGAATTCCGAGACGGTGGTTCGTAGCCTGTTCGGCGACGGGGTCCAGGACGGCAAGGGGCTTAAGTACCAGTTCAACTACTACCTGCTCAGGCTGTGGCTGGAGCGAGCCGGGTTTGACATAATAAGGAAGATAAAGCAGCCGGAGATTAGCGAGCACAAGGAGGATTTTAACTTAACAGTTGAGGCTATAAAATGATATGCACAAAGAATCATACCATCTGATGAAAAAGTTTCTGGACAAACAGGACGGGGCCAAAAGCCTTAAGATTTTAGAGGTCGGCTCGCTGAAAATAGTGGGTGATCCCTATAGGAAGATAATTGAGGAAACCGAGTGGGAATACACGGGGGTGGACTTGGTGCCGGGCGACAACGTGACTCTGGTGGTGGACGACCCCTACAGTTATCCTTTCGACGACAACTCGTTCGACTTGGTGATATCCGGGCAGACCTTGGAGCACGTCGCCTATATCTGGCTCTGGATTAAGGAGCTGTACAGGATAACAAAAAAGGGAGGTAAAGTGTGTTTGATAGCGCCGAGCAGGGGAAAGAGGCATCACCGCCCCGACTATTGGCGGATACAGCCGGACGGTATGAGGGCATTGCTTGAGTACGGGGGGTTTAAGGTCATAGAATCGGACATACACTTGGAAAGCATCTGGCAGGACTGTATGGGGATAGCTGAGAAATAATTTATATAAAACTATGAAGAAAGTAATGTTGATAGCTGGGCAGGGAACGGGCACGACTCTGCTTAGAGCGTTCCTGAACTCGCACCCCGAGATTGAATTCGCGGACGAGATTTTCACGAGGAGCGAGAGGCTCGAGGAATACAAGACAGAGTTCAAGGAGGACGGCGTGAAGTTTTTTTTGAGGGACTTTTATGACGGCACATTGGAAAGGGTTGGGGTCAACAAGATAAATTTGGAAGGGAAGAAAATTCTCGGCTGCGACGTGAAGTACACTAACCTTAAGTCGGTTGAATTGCCTTGTCTCAGATTCGTGGAGGACAACGGCGTCCACGTCATCCACCTGCTCAGAGACAAGGCTAGGAGCTATCTTAGGTGCTGGATAGACCCGAACGAGAGTCACACTTTCAATGAGTTGCTCATTTGGGCGGACTTCACAAGGTGGTGGGAGAACAGGATTAGGGCCAGGTTTGAAAATGGCGATTACCTTGAGATTGCGTACGAGGATATGACGAGGGGAAAGAACCTCAAGGGCGGGGACCTGCCGGAGGACTTCGAGAGGATGGTTCTTGATTGGCTGGGCGTCGGATACCAGAGGCTGACACTCAGCAGGAAGTACGTTTTCAAGCCGTTGGTTAAAAGATTTGAATAAAATAATTTTATGAAAATAAAGAATATCACTAATGGTGAAATATTAGAAGATGCAGGAATTGATGTTTTTAATGTTTATAGAATTAGACGTTTAAAAAAGAGAATTTTTAGAATTACTTTTTATAATGGCAAATATATAAATCATCAATTAAGTAATTAAATTAGAATTATGAAAGAAATAAAAACAATTTATCGATGTAATTTGTGTGGAAAGATTATAGTTGGTGGGGTTTTTTGGACTATAGAGGCAATATTTCCTGACGGGAAAGGAATATCGCAATTTGAATATCATAAAAACTGTGCTATTAAGGTTAATAAAATATTGGATAAAATTCATATATTATGAAAAAAGCATTTATAACTGGCATAACGGGAATGGACGGGAGTTTTCTGACTGAGTTATTATTGAAAAAAGGATATGAGGTTCACGGGCTTGTGAGGCGTGCCTCCACTTTTAACAGGGAAAGGATAGAACATCTTTACACCGACTACCAAAAGGAGGACAAGCTTCACCTGCACTACGGGGACTTGACTGACTATGTTTCAATAGTAAATATTTTGAAGAAAGTGAAGCCAGATGAGATTTACAACTTAGGGGCGCAGAGCCACGTGGCCGTGTCATTTGAGATACCGCTCTACACCGCACACACGACAGGGGTAGGAGTTTTAAACTTATTGGAGGCAGTTAGAATTTTAGGATTAAAGCCAAGGATATATCACGCATCCACCTCTGAGTTGTTTAGTGGCAAAAAAGGCGAGGCTCCGCAAAACGAGAACACGCGATTCAATCCCCAGAGTCCCTACGGGGTGGCCAAGCTCTACGCACACAAGATTTGCGAGGTTTATCGCAAGGGATACGGGATGTTTGTGTGCAACGGGATACTGTTTAACCACGAGAGCCCGAGACGTGGGGCTAACTTCGTGACCAGAAAGATTACTCTGGCAATAAGAGAAATAGTGAAAGATAAAAGTAAAAGATTATATCTTGGCAATCTGGAGGCGAGGAGGGACATTGGGTGGGCTCCTGAATACGTCTACGGAATGTGGCTTATGCTCCAGCAGGACAAGCCCGATGATTATGTCTTGGCGACCGGCGAAACTCATTCAATAAGAGAAATGGTTGAATTTTGTTTTGAAAAAGTAAATTTAGATTATAAAGATTATGTTGTATTTGATAAAAGGCAAATAAGACCTAATGAAGTTGATTATTTACGAGGAGATTGTTCTAAAGCGAAAAGAATATTAGGGTGGAAGCCGACTAAAGATTGGAAATATGTTTTAGGCCGAATGGTTGAAGCAGATATTAAATAATTAAAATATAAAGTTATGATTTTTTCACTTTTTATAGGGCGTTTTCAGCCATTTCATCGGGGGCACGAGACATTAATCCGCAAGGTTTTAGACGAGGGGAAAAATGTATTAATCGCTTGTAGAATTACAGAAGTAGATAAACAAAATCCTTATAACTATCACGAGAGGGTAAAAAAAATTAGAAATGTTTTTCCTTATAAGCAATACGGCAAGAGAGTGAGGATCATAGCAATCCCAGACATCGAGGAGGTTGTTTACGGGCGTGGTGTAGGCTGGGGAATAAGGGAAATAAAATTAGATGACAAAATCGAGGCTATATCAGCAACCAAAATTAGAAATAAACAAAATGATATTGTACAAACTAAAAATCCGAGAACAGATAGGTATGTAAAAATTAATCGAACAAGAGGCAAAATATTAGATACAAAAAAAAGTAAAAGCCCTTATCGACATATTCCTGTCGCAAGGAGAAAACAAAATGAGGCTAAGAAAAATTAGGACAGGCCTTTTGGCAAAGAGTGCTGTTATTTACAGGCTGTCAGTTATAACCATACAGACGATGTTCTTCTGGGCTATAACCGGCGAATTTAAGTTAGCTCTTGGCACTTCAATCTGCTGGAACATAATCAATATGACTTGGTATTGGTTATACCACTACTATTTTGCGAGAACACACAGGTTGGCAAAAGATTAAATTAAAATTAAAGGGGGCAAATGTGTTCTTGCCCCTTCCAATTCTATGTCAATTACTTGGATATTTGGCAACACTGGTTCGGGAAAAACCACATTAGCGAAAGCAATTTTTGATACTGAGATTACAAGTCCTTATCATAACTATGTACGGCTTGACGGGGACAACCTGCGGGACATCTGGACCGACCTGAAGTTCAGTAAAGAGGACAGGTGGGAGCAGAATATGAGGGTGGCCCGTCTTGCCAAGATGCTTGACGAGCAGGGCTTTAATGTTTTGATTTCCGTCATCTGCCCGTACAAGAAGTTGAGAGCCGAAGTTAAGAAGATTACTGGCTGTAAGTTTATTTATATAGAGGGCGGCAAGAGGGGCAAGGAATTTCCTTTTGACCATCCTAAGTTATATTAATTATGAAAAATTATAAATGCGGGATATTACCATTTCGTAAGTTTGAGGGGAAGCTGCAGGTGGGTAGCTCTACCATCCGCTGCGACTGGCTGGTCAAATACTGGCCGGAGGCGGAGGTGTTCAGGTACGGGCAAGAGTATTCAGTAGTGATTTACCAGAAGACATATTGGCCGGAGCACGCCAGGCTAGTCAAGGGCGTCAAGATACTCGATCTCTGTGAGGCCGACTGGCTCCACTGGGGATACAGGTTCAGGGAGATGATAGAGGAGGTAGACGCGGTCACCTGCTCGTCCTGGCTTCTGACCAAGGATGTGCGCGGGTTTACTGACAAGCCCGTCGTTTACGTCCCAGACAGGCTGGATCTGAGTATGTTCAGGCCCATTGGGGTGAAGGACAGGCGGGCCAAAAGAGTGGGTTGGTTTGGATACAGCCACAATTTTTTTGTGCTGAACCCCGCGGTCGTTCAGCTGGCCAAGTTGGGGCTAGAGCTTCTGGTTATATCGGGGAAGATGTATAGGCCTCCGGTGGGCTACGAAAAAAAGATTAAGATTAGGACTATCGGCTTTGACTGGGAGAGGCTGCGCGCTGACCTGAGGGATGTCGACATAATTCTTAACCCGCGTAGCGAGACGGGAAAGTGGAAGTACAAGAGCGACAACAAGACCAGCGTTGCGAGGGCTCTGGGGTTGCCGGTGGCCTCTACTCCAGAGGACGTAATTAAGTTTATGGAACCAGAGAACAGGAGAATTGAATCAGAAAAGAGACTAAAAGAGGTAAGAAAAAAAAGAAATGTTAAACTTTCTATACTACAATATAAGACACTCATTGAGGAAATTAAGAGGAAAAAAAATGCCTGAATATATTTGGTATTGCCCGAGAAGGTGCAATGCTATAATAACTAAAACGAAAGAACCTCATTTGAAAAGAGATGAGAAATACAAGTGCAAACATTGCAACGCAGTTTATCGTGGAGACCTTTTAATGATTCTAAACAAGAAAAATATAGAGAGAGTTTTAAAGGCGAACAATAATACTTGACAAAAAACTTGACTTTTTTATGAAAAGAGTGTATATTTTTAAATGAAAGGTAGCTTGTGGATAAGTGCTGTTTTTTATCTTATATAATAGGCGACATTTTAGGCTCTAAGGGGCTTAAATTGCCTAATCTTACGAGATTAGGATAAATAGCGTCTAAAGAGTTTACGAACTCATCTATCGTAAATTTTTTAGGCGTTTTTTATATGTCTATTTTAGGAAAAATAAAAAGATTCTTTATCAAGGAAAAGGCAAGTCCGAATCTGGCTGGTTCGGAGATTTATAATGTCGGGCAGTATGATTTAGGCTATAAGAAAGACAGCGAGTTGCTCAAGGAGATGAGGGGTTGGGTTTATGGCTGTACCAATGCTATAGCTGACGAGTTAGCTCAGATTAAAATTGTGCTATATGAGAGAAAAGGCGACAAGATTGAGCAGATAAAGGACGACCTGATATTGGACACCCTTTACAGGGTCAACGATTTTACAACCAAGTTTGATTTATTTTGGTTGATAGGCGCTTACCTAGAACTCACAGGTGAAGCGCCTTTGTATTTGGAGAAAGATAAAGACGGAACGGTCACGGATATTTTCTTTTTAGATCCGAGCAAGATTTATCCGATAGCCGATAACAAAAACGTAATAAGCGGGTATAAATACGATACAGGCAAGGGCGTAAGGATTACTATACCAACTGACTTGGTTATATTCCTTAAGTACCCTAATCCGGCTAGGCCTTTCAGGGGGCTTGGTACGCTGGAGGCCGCGGCCAAGACGGTCGACACGGAAAATTACGCGGAGGCTTGGAACCTGACTTTCTACAAGAACTCGGCCAGGGCGGACAGTATTATAACGGTAGACCAGAAACAGATGACAAAAGAGCAAAAAAATACACTGAAGCAAAGTATCAAAGAACAATATCAGGGGACGGACAAGGCTCATAAGCTGATGATTCTGTTTGGGAATATGAAGTACGATAAGATAGCTACTACACAGAAGGATATGGATTTCAACGAGCAGCTTAAGGCCACGAGGGACAAGATATTCGGAATATTCAGAGTGCCGAAGGCTGTGGTTGCTCAAACAGAAGGAGTAAATTTTGCTTCTGCGAAGGTAGCAGCCTATGTGTTTGCGAGGTTTACCATTCAACCTAAGATGGAAAGAATTATCCAGCAGTTCAATGAGTTTTATGTGCCATTGTTCCCGAACAGCGAGAATAAATATTTGGATTTTATTAATCCTATCCCAGAAGACGACGAGCAAAGATTAAAAGAACATACTGAGTCTGTCAACAAGTGGAAGACGATCAACGAAATCAGGGAAGAAGAAAATTTACCTCCTATAGAAAATGGAGATGATATTTATCTACCGCTCAATCTATTTCCTATCGGGTCGGAGGCCGAGGGTGAACCGCAAAAAGGATTTGTTAAGATAGGCGGGGTCAAGGACAAAGACAGGATAGCCAAGAATTTAATACCATACGAAAGAGCCCTGCAGATGAAGCACAGGCGGGGCAAGCAACTGTCGGAAATACAGCTGAAAGAGGTCAGGAACATAATAAGGAACGAGATAATCAAGGAGGTCGAGAACGGGGACGAAGAGGAGGACAAGCCAAGCAGACAATGGAACAGTGAGAAAAAGAGATTATTCTGGCAACTTAAGAACAGGGTATTTTTAGCGTTTGTTAAAAAGGTCAGGGACAAGCAAAGAAAAGTTTTTAGAGACCAGAAGCGCGAGGTATTGTCCAAGCTGAATAAATTTAAAACAATAAAAGCTAACGTTGAAGTGGCAAAATTAATGTTGGATAAAAATAAGGAAACTCTACGGACTATTTCAATAGTGATGCCTGTCTTAGAGGAGGTGTTCAAGGAAAGTGGCGACAGGACATTTGAATTCTTGGGAGTTGATATGGAAGTGGACGTCACTCAACCAGATGTCCAGAAACTTCTTAAGGCGGACACAAGAAAGTTTGCCGTTGAGGCAACAACGGTAACCAACTCATTAATAAAGGCACAGATAGCAGAGGGAATAAAACTTAACGAGAGCATACCTGACTTATCTAAGAGAATAGAAACTGTGTTTACGAAAGCAGAGGCTTACAGGGCAGATAGGATAGCAAGAACAGAAACAGTGAGAGCTAATGTCGCGGCAACACAGCATTCATTCAAAGAGTCTGGTGTTGTCAAGGCCAAGGAGTGGGTGGTGGAGCCGGACGCGTGTCAGTTCTGTGCGCCGATGGCTGGAAAGGTGGTCGACCTGGACGGCTCGTTCTTCGATAAGGGGGACACGGCCGCGGGGGCCGACGGGGGGAAGATGAAGCTGGACTACGGGACCACGGAGTACCCGCCTTTACATCCTAATTCCTATGAGAAGAATACTGAAACATACACGAGGGACGGCTTTAAATTGATAAAGGATATAAAAATTGGCGAAGAGGTCTTGTCTTTAAACCCTGAGACGCTTAATCTTGAGTGGGTCAAGGTCAAGAATTTAGTTAGCCATAAGCAGGACAAATTGATTTCTTTTAAGTCTAGAAATCTTGATTTAGAGGTTACGCCAGAACATCAAATGTTTTATAGAAGAAAAGAAGGTGATTATAGATTTATTGATGCAAAAAAAATGCAGGGATTATATCGTTTTAAAAAGGTAAAAAAGCAACCAATAATTACGGAATGTAAAAGAAAATTTTTAAGCAATATAGAAATTAAAAAGATTGACTATAACGACACAGTTTATTGCGTAGAGCTTGAGAAATACCATACGTTGTATGTAAGAAGAAACGGCAAGTGCGTCTGGTGCGGGAACTGCCGTTGCGACCTTGCGCCGATATACATATAAAAGATTAATTATTCATATAGGCCGGAAGGCCATAGGGACGGGAGTTCTGATAAGAATTACTAACTTAATCACTACCATATGAAAAATGAAAAACAACATTTGGAGGCATTGACCAAAGTTAAGGACGGCAAGATGACGGCCATTGGCTCCACGGAGGACAAGGATCGGGTTGGTGATGTGCTCAAGGTCAGTGATTGGGATCTTGCTAAATACAGAAAAAATCCTGTCCTGCAAGCCGGTCACGATTACAGTCCTCAATTTACTATCGGGATAGCCAGGAATGTTCGGGTGGAAGGCAAAAAGTTAATTTTTGAACCTGACTTCCACGATTTAACAGCGCTATCCGCTGACATACATTCTATGTTCGAAAAAGGATACCTCAAGGCGTGGAGCGTTGGGTATATTCCCGGCAAGGAAGAGGGGGGAAAGAACGAGTTGCTAGAGGTCTCAGCGGTGGCAGTCCCGGCCAATCCGAATGCCTTGACGTTGCTGAAGAGTATGGAGAACCTCGATAAAAAGGAAGAGAAAGAGATAGGGGACAAGATTACCAAGTGGATTCAGGAGAAGGGATGTATCGGTTGCAAGGACGACGCTCTAAAGAAAGACGAGGACGAAGAGGAGGAAAAAGAAGATAATAAAAAAGACGAGAATGCGAAAAAGGAAGTCGTCGAGAAACCTTATCCGCAGGAACATAGTTGCAGACTTTCTGATCCCGATAAGTATAAGAGATTCAGGAGGAACAACTGCTATAAGAAGTCGGACGGGAAGTGCATAGACTATATCTGGGGAATTACGAAAGGCAAGGAGGAAAAGACAGAGCTTCAGGCAATGAGATACGATAAGGACGTCTGGACGGAGAGCGAGGCCAAAA